TTCTATAGCTCCCGCGATCTCGCGACCTGGACAAAGGTCGGTTTGGTCCTCGATGCGTATCTAGCCTACCTCAACTTCACCGCGGGGCTATGGATCGCGACGGGAAGCAAGGTCGCAGTCCGAACAACGGGCGGCTTCTCGCTTCGCACCGGAGCGACGTTCACCTTCCCGCCGGTCTGGACGGGGAGCGAGTTCGTTGGAAGCGGCGCCGGAGCGGTTCTTGGCGTCTCGTTCGACATGATCACTTTCGCGAACAAGCCTATCGCCGGCTTCTCGCAGAATAGTCCCGTCTACTTCGTCTACCAGTTCGCCGACGGCGATCTCCTCGCGGTGCAAACCATCTCACGGGACACGAAGGCTTTCGCCACGTCGCGGGCGGTGCGGGCGCCGACCCCGCTGCCGATCCGACCCGGTGTAGCGCAGGGCAAACCTTACATGAGGGTGCGATGACGGACCTCTATCGTCACCATGGAGGCGAGCCGGGACTGCTGCCGTTTCAAGCGCAGACGCCGGCGGGCGAGTGGCGCACGGATCTCGCGAACCACCCCGAAAGCCGGGCGGAGTGCGGATACACGCTGGGGCCCGCGAAGCCGCTCTACAACGCTGCGACGCACGACCTCGTCTGGAACGTGCTGACCGAGCGCTGGCAGATCGTGGCGCTTCCACCGGCGCCACCGGAACCGCCGGTCGTCCCGCGCCCGGTGGTTCTCTACCCCGCCGACCTCTGGCGCCGCACCACCAACGCCGAGGCGGAAGCGATCGACGCTGCGATGGCAGCGCAGCCGCTCCGCATCCGCCGCCTGTTCGACGCGGCGCAGACGTACCAGTCCGACGATCCGCTGTGGCCGCTACTGACCGACGCCGCCGTGCAGCTATTCGGGGCGGCGAGGGCGGCGGAACTGCTCGCGCCGTCCTGACCGGGACCTGTGCCGCCAAACTGATGCTTCGGGGCGCCTTCGGGCGCCCTTTTCTTTTGCCCATACGGGAGACCACCCGCCATGACCGCACCCAACTTCGGCATGACTTTCGCGCGCCCGAACACCGAGCCGGTGCCGGTCCTGGGCGCTGACTTCTCGCAGATGCTTCTGATCGAGACGGCCGTCGGAGCCGACGCGACCATGTTCCCGATCGGCGAGGTCCGCCGGATCTCGACCTCGGACCCGGAAGCGCTCGCCAAGCTCGGTACCGGTCCGCTGCGTGACGCCGTCTCCGGCGTGAACGCTCAGCTGGAAGGTCTGAATACGGGCGCCGACGTCACGATCTACCGTGTGGCGGAGGGCGCGACCCCGGCTGCGACCGCCGCCAACATTGCGAACGCGCTAGGGCAGGCCGGCTATATTCCCGACGAGGTGGACGCGACGCCGCGCCTCGTGTGGGCCGGCCGCACGGCCTTCCGTCCGGATCCGGCCGCCGCCGGCCCCGTGGTCGCGGCTCTGCCCGAGGCGCTGGAGAAGCTGCTCGCCATCGCGGCCGTGGATGTCGACGACACGTCCCGTGCCAACGCGGTGGCAGCGCGCGAGACGATGAGTTCCCAGCGCCTCATGCCGATTGGCATCGCCGCGCGCGTCTACGAAGGCGACGTGTTGGTGACGCGCCCGATGGGTCCGCGCGTGCTGGGTCTCTTCGCGCGGGTCGACAACGAGAACCAGGGCAAGCCTTTCGATCCGATCGCGAACCGCGCGATCAATGTCGCCGGCCTGTCGCGCAAGATCCGCTTTTCGTTTCTCGACGGTTCGACCGAGGGCCAGCAGATGCTGGACGCGCAAGTCGCGATCGCGGCGAAGGGTCAGGTCAACGTCGACGGCGCGGTCGCTCAGGGCGGCTTCACCTTCATCGGTGCCGACAACGCGCAGACGGGTACGCTCTGGCAGCAGATCCACCAGGTGCGCGGCGCGGACTACATCACGGTGAAGCTGATCCAGATCTACCGCCACTTCCTGGGCGGCAAGGTCGAGGTCGATTCCGTCGAGGCGATGGTCAACTCGGTCCGCTTCATGCTGCGCGACCACAAGAAGGACGGCGACATCCTCGGCTACAACCGGGACGTCTTCATCCCTGACCAGAACTCGCCGGAGAAGGTCCGCCTCGGACGCTTCAAGCTCGACCTCGGCATCGAGCCCGCGCCGATGTTCCGCCGGATCGACACCGAGCTTCACCGCTACCGACCGGCCGTCGACGAGCTCGTCGCCAACATCGTCGCGCGCCTCAACCGCGTCGCCTGACCAACCCAACCGCGCGGCCGGCGACGGCCGTCCCCCTTTCGCGCGGGTCGGTCCCGCCTGACTTCGGAGTTACTCCATGGCCCAGCAGCCGCTCCTCCTTCTGGAGGCCGTCGACGTGCGTCGCGCGACGCAGAGCGGAACCAGCCGCGCGAACACGATCGCGACGCTGACCATCCCGCCGCTTAAGTTCGTCACCGCCGAGCACAACCCCGGCGGCGGCGTCATGGCCGTGAACTATGTCCAGCGCCGCATCGAAGCGCTGGAACCGGCCTTTTCGGTGAAGGGCCTCGACCGCGACGTGTTCCGCGGGATGGGCGTCAAGGACGCGTGGACGTTCGCCGCGGCCTACCGTGACAAGGACACGGGGATCGCGATCGGTGCGCGCGGCATCATCGAGGGTGCGGTGAACAGCTGGGAGCCGGACGAAAGCGACCCGGCGGAATTCAAGGGCTGCAACCATATGTTCGCGGAGGTGACCCACTTCGAGTTCAGCCTGGGTGACGAAGAATGGGTCTACTTCGACGCGCAGGAGCGCGTGGCCCGCCTGATGGGCGAGGACCTCTTCGCCGACGTCCGGCAGGCGCTCGGGGCCTGATCTTGAGCGCCCGCGACCTATCGATCTTTGCGCCAGACCGCGCAAAAGTTCGTACCTTGCTCGGTGGGATCGCCGCTCGCGACGCCGCCGAACTCGCGCTGATGGCGAACGGTGGTCAGACGGTCGCGGACGCCTCGCCGTCTTCGGCTACCGTTGCCGCAGATCCCGAACCCGAACCGGCGCCGGCGTTCGCCGACGTCATTTACGAGTACACGCCGGCGGACATCACGGTTCGGCTGCTGAACCCCTTCCTTTTCGACGGGAAACGGGTCGCCATGATCGACGTGCGCCCCCCGCGCTTCGATCACGTGGAAGCCTACTTCTCGAAGCGGATCTCTCGCATGGCCTTATTCGCGGAGATGACCGACGTCGCAGAAGCGGCCCTAGCCGCGCTGCGCTGGGCCGATTCCGAACGCGTCATTGCCGCCTGCCACGCCCTCTGTCCGGATCTCGGTTGAACCCATGGCCCGTCTGACTTCCGAACTCGTCCTGTCGCTGCGTGACCGGGTTTCCGGTCCTGCACGCCAGGTGGGCGGTGCGCTGAACGCGCTCGATCGTCAGACGAAGCAGATCGGTGCTGGCCTGCAGCAGCGCGACCGGCTCTCGGCGCAGGCCTTCGGGGCTATGGGGAGCTACGCTCGCGAAGCTGCCATGGCGGCCGCGCCGCTGGCGGCCGGTTTCGCCGCGGCGGACATGATCAAGACGACGGCCGCCTTCGAGACCAGCCTCGCGAACATCGCCAAGAAAGGCGACCTGTCGGCGGAAGCGCTGGCGAAAGTGAAGGGCGAGATCCTCGGCATGGTCGAGAGCGGCAAGGTCGCGATGGACCCGTCCGAGATCGCGGGCGCCTACGAGCGCGGCATCGCCGCCGGCATCCCGATCGAGAAGATGCGCGAGTTCACGCTCCTTTCGGCACAGGCGGCGGACGCATGGGAGATGTCGGGACCCGACGTCGGCAACGCCTTCGCGGGCTTCAATACGACGATGGGCGTCAAGTTCGAGGACATGCGGCAGTACGCCGACCTGATCAACAGCCTCGCGGATGCGGGCATCTCGGACGAGAAGGACATCGTCACCTTCCTCGACAACGCCGGCGCCGGCTTGAAGAACTTCGGCATGGCGAAGGAGACTATCGCCGGCGTCGGCGCGGCTCTGCTCGACATGAAGATGCCCGCCGAGACCGCCGCGCGGATGATGGGCATCGTGTCCAGCAAGCTGCTGGCGCCGGAAAATCTAAGCGACGAGGCGTTCGGCACGTTCTCTGATTTCGTCGGCGACCTCGACCAGTTCAAGAAGACGATGAAGAACGACCCGACCAAGGGGTTCGTTAAGTTCATGGAGAAGCTGCGCTCTCTCGACAAGTTCGAGCAGACGCGC